TATAACCTAAAAGATCTTGCGCCAAGTGTGCGGGCTCAGATAAACGCTGCTGGCCTTCCAATTAAAAGTATTGGGCTAGAACTATCTGATCTTCGCCCATACGCCCATATCCAAGGTCAGGGACCAGTATTAGACTCTGTAGAGGCTTGGCTTAATTCAGTCAGGTTAGGAAATGTTATAAAAGCTCCTGGAACGTCTACCTGCGGCCTCGGATTATTGCTGGTGGGTAAACCTGGTCACGGAAAGACTACTCTCGCCTCTACGGTCCTCCAGGAGCTTTTAAGGACTATTCCACGAGACGTTATAGGTACACCGGAAAGGCTTCCCCTCCGTCCGGCGTATTTTACGGATTATCCCAAGCTTCTACGGCTTCAAAAGCGAAACTGGGAAGATGACGGGGAAAGTGAAATTCAAAATCTTATGGACGGTATCTATGCAGATGCTCCCGAGCATTTAAACATTAAGGTTTTAGTTTTAGATGATATTGGTAAAGAATATCGAACCGCGTCTGGTTGGGCAGAGAATACTTTTGATGCTTTACTGCGGGCTCGCTTTAACGCTGGCCTCCCAACTATAGTAACAACTAACGTTCCTATAAAAGACTGGGGAGATACCTACGGTCAACCTATGGGTAGTTTTGTCAAAGAAGCATTTATGCCAATTGTTGTAGAGTCAACAGAAGGAGATAGGAGAGCAATATGACTTGGAGAACAGTTCAATTTTTTATATCACTATCAACAGGTGTTAGTGAAGTTCAACTAAACGAAGAAGGAAAAATGCGATGTAGTTGTAACGGATTTAGTTTACGATCTAAATGCAAGCACACCACGCAAGTTGAACCACTTGTAGAAAAAGAAATAAAAAGATCTGCTTCTAAATCTGAGGTAGCCGACTCTTCTAAATCTCCGGATAAGTTCCGTGATTTGGTACTTCGCTATGGCCAAGTAAAAGTAGGCTAAGGATGAAAGGGGGGGATATCTCAAACGAAGTTCCAATGAGAGTTGTAGTGACTCTTGATTGCATACTAGATCGCAAACCAGCGATGAAAAAAGTTTTGGGTATTCCTGTTTTTAAAGAAGAGGTTACTTACAACCGACGTGCCCTATCTTTGTTTTGGAACTTTGCACAGAAATTTGGGTACTCTATGGAAATAGCTGGATTTGGATACACAAAAAAAGAAATGAAGGACATATTAGAAGATCTAGATAATTTGGGCACAAATCCGTTTAACTACTACACTGCCTATCAAACAATCTCAGATCTAGTAAGTGAGTTGCCCTACCGACCAGAGTTGGTAGGAGTTGTAGATATACCTGAACGTGGCCTAAGATACGGCGGAAAGTTCATTGACATTGGGAGGATTAATAGTGGCAGCTGACAACGAGATTAGATTAATCTCTAAAGCTGTACGCGATAGAGACATCTCTGAACTACTAGAGCGCGGACTACAAGACGAGTGGTTTTACGTTGATGAGAACCGTGCCGTATGGAAATTTATACGGCAGCACTGGACTAAGTACAGCGAAGTTCCTACAGCTACAACTGTAAAAGATAATTTTCCTACCTATCGCCTTTTGGCGGTTGACGATTCAATTTCATACTTGTTAGATCAACTAGTTGAGTACCGTAAACGTCAAAAGACTATTGAGGTTGTTCAACTTGCCGCTGACGCGGTATCTGCTGGAGACCATGATGCAGCAATAACTTTAATGGGCTCAGGAGTAGCCAAGCTTTCTGATGAGGGTGCTTCTCAAACTAGCGATATAGATTTAACTAAGAACACTCACACACGATACGACGAGTACTTAAATATTAAGACTCGACCAAATGGCCTATTGGGAATTGCTACAGGGTTCCAGGTAATGGACGTAGCAACTGCTGGGTTACAGCCTGGACAGCTAGTTACTGTAATTGCTCCACCTAAGACTGGTAAGTCAGTTCTTTCTTTACAGATGGCAGTCAATACTCACGAGGATGGTTTTGTACCCCTCTATCAATCTTTTGAAATGAGCAACATGGAACAACAACGTAGGCACGACTCTATGCGTGCCCACATATCTCACGGCAGATTAATACGAGGTGCTTTAACTCCTTTAGAAGAAGCTAGATACCAAAAAACTTTAGATCATATGGACGGCATGCATAATTTTTATTTGACCGACTCCGTGACAGCCTCAACTATAACTGGGTTATCTTTAAAGATAGAGAAGCTTCAGCCAGATATTATTTTTGTTGATGGCGTTTACTTAATGATTGATGAGGTTACTGGAGAGGCAAACACACCTATGGCTTTAACTAATATAACGAGGTCTATGAAAAGACTAGCTCAAAAGCACAAAAAACCTATTGTTATGACTACCCAGGTATTGACCCATAAAATGCGTAGAGGTCAAGTTACCGCAGATGCTATTGGTTACTCCTCATCTTTTTACCAAGATTCGGATGTGATCTTTGCTTTACAAAGACAAGATGAAAACGATGATAGTTCAAGATTGTTGCGGATTGTTGCAAGCCGTAACTGTGGCCCTGCAGAAGTAGAGCTACTTTGGGACTGGGAAGAGGGAAGGTTTGAAGAATATGGCTCAGGAGTATCCGTATGATGGCCGTCAACTATGCGCTAAGGAAGATCCGGAACTTTTTTTTCCGCAGGACTACAATAGCCACACTCAGATTAGACTGGCTAAAGATATCTGTAACAAGTGCCCTCTTGTCGTTCCTTGCGCCGATTACGCGATATCTCAACCGGATCTTGATGGGATATGGGGCGCCACAACGCCACGAGATAGAAGTAGAGTCCGCATTAATAGAAGACGACGTGCACGCGTCTCCTAAGTCAATTCGTGAGCTGAAACCTGATTACACGGGCACTATGGATCATGCAGAAGAAATTCACCATGATTGCCCACATTGCGAATCAAACTTATGGAATGTAAAAGTTTCGTTTGATGACTACGAAATTTCTACCTATCTTCTTCAAATGGAATGCGCTTTATGCGGTACTTATGCCCTAGCGCCAACCTTAGTGGATAAGCCCTATGTTTCGTGAAGGAGAAGTAGAGCGTACTTTACTGCGCCTAAGCATAGTATCGATTCCTCGCAGCCGTGAACTTGGGGCTATGTGCCCTATGCACGAGTACAGAACCGGTAAGAAAGATAATAATCCTTCTTGGTCTATAAATGCTATTACTGGCGCACATAATTGTTTCTCCTGTGGTTACAAAGGTAACCTACTAACCCTCATCTCAGATCTTCTTGAGTACGGAGATCTAGAAAAAGCTAAATCATGGCTTAGAACAGATGTTGAGTTAGACATTGATTTTATATCCCGGCAGTTGGATGAAGCTAAAAAAACCTACATCCATTTGCCTAGGCTTGTACCAATGAGCGAAGCTCGACTAGCTGTCTTTGGAGACGTGCCGATATGGGCAGCTAATGAGCGGGGTATAACTATTGATGCTTGCAATAGGTATGGGGTCCGCTGGCAAGCAAACGATTCTTCTTGGATCCTACCGATACGAACAGTTGACCACAACAAACTGCTTGGCTGGCAAGAAAAGGGTCAGCTTTCAAGAAGATTCTTTAACCGTCCTCCAGGCGTCCCAAAGTCAAAGACTTTATTTGGCCTGGACTGTTGGGATGGGGATCAGATGATTGTTGTTGAGTCTCCTCTAGATGCCGTCAAATTAGCCTCTGTGGGCATACCAGGAGGCGTAGCAACCTTTGGGGCTACCGTAAGCAGCGATCAGATAGAGATAATGCGTAGAGCAAAGACTTTAGTTATTGCCATGGACAACGATGTGGCGGGCAAGAAGTCAAGTCAAACCCTACTATCTACCTTTAGAAAGGTTGGGATAGAGTGCTGGTTCTTTAATTACACTTCCATTGACGTAAAGGATATAGGGGATATGTCTGCTGATCAGATAGACTTAGGCCTCGAGCAAGCCAAGCACTGTGTGATGGGGGCGTTAGCAATATGACCTTTACAGGTACTCTTTTGCCATACCAACCTGAAGCTGTAGAGCGAATGATGGTTAGAAAAAAGATGCTTGTTGCCTACGACCTTGGATTAGGTAAAACCGTTTTGACTATAGCGGCGTTAGAAAACTTGATGGATGAGGGTAAGATTACTGAACCAGGCCTTATAATTTGTCTCTCTTCCCTTAAATATCAATGGGCCTCACAGATTGAGAAATTTACTGATGGATCTTCTACAACTCTGGTCGTGGATGGAACGCCGAAACAACGAGCAGCGCAGTATGCTCAAGCCTTCGACTGGGGGCATTCGCTCATTAATTATGTCATTGTTAACTATGAGCAAGTTGTTAACGACTGGGAGTACATCGAAAAGCTCCCAACAGGATTTATCGTCATTGACGAAGCCACCGCAATCAAAAGTTTTAGATCCAAAAGATCTAAGTATGTAAAGAAACTAGAGAGCCCCTATAAATTTGCTTTAACCGGTACTCCAATTGAGAACGGTAAGCCTGAAGAGCTATACTCAATAATGCAGTTCGTAGACCCTAAAGTTTTAGGAAGATTTGATTTATTTGACTCAACCTTTATTGTTCGTAATCAATTTGGTGGGGTAGACAGATACCGTAATTTACCGGTACTACACAAAACTTTAAGCAAGGCATGCGTACGAAAGCGCCAGTCAGATCCTGATGTAGCTCCGTATTTACCTGAGTCACTTATGGCTGAGCCAATATTTGTACTCTTTGATGCAGCCACTAGAAACCTGTACAACTCTATAGTTACTGAGCTTTTAACTGACCTAGATGACGCCCTAAACTCTTTTGGCGGATCCTTTGACATCTTTGCCCACTACGGTCATCAGAGCGATCAAGGTGGTCCTATGGACGAACTACGGGGAAAAATAATGTCAAAGTTAACTTCACTACGCATGTTGTGCGATCACCCAGATTTAATTCGCCACTCTGCTGATATATACAACCCTATGCGTGGAGAAGGATCTAAATACGCAGCAGAGTTAAAAGATTCAGGGTTACTAGATTCAATTAAAAAAGCACCAAAGCTTGCTGTTTTAAAAGAGTATGTAGATAACTTTTTGTCTGCCTATCCTGGCAATAAAGTTGTTATCTTTACTAGCTATGTAAAAATGGTAGACATAATTAGGGATTCTTTGATTGAGTGGGGAAGTACTCCATACACAGGGCAAATGAACGCTAAAGAAAAAGAAGAGTCAAAGATTAGTTTTCAAACAGACCCAAATGTTAGAGTGCTGGTCAGCTCTGATGCCGGAGGATATGGGGTAGACCTACCTCAGGCTAATCTTTTAATAAATTACGATTTACCTTGGAATGCAGGGTTAGCCGTACAAAGAAACGGTAGAATAATGCGTGCCTCAAGCACCTGGAAGAGCATAGTTATTCAGGATATCCTGATGCAGGGTTCTATCGAAGAACGGCAACACGCCCTTCTAGAGCAAAAGAGCGCTGTAGCTAATGCTGTTGTAGATGGTGAGGGCATAAACGACCGTGGGGGCGTAAACCTTACCGCGGGCAGTTTGAGGGCATTCTTACAGTCCGCTATAGTTTAGGAGAAGACCGTGCCAAATGCACCAAAGACGCCTACCCGTACCATAAGAGTCCCAGATGACCTATGGGCAGCGGTAAAGGCTAAGGCAGCTTACGAAAACAGGACTGTGACCGATGTCATAATCCGTGCACTAGAGGTGTACATCAAAGAGTTGCAAGAAGAAAAAATCTAATGTAGGGTACAAACACCTATCAAGGAGGGTAAGTAAATGGCAAAAATTGCTGAACCAGCACGCAAACCTGAGGCTAAAGGAAATCCTTTAGTCGCAAAGTTTCGGGAGTTTATCTCTTACAAAACAAGAGTAGACGAGTTTACTAAAAAGCAAAATGAAATAAAAGCTGAGTTAAACCAGTATGTAGAAGAGCACGGCGAAGTTGACGATAAAGGTCACGTTTGGGTATCTCTTCCAGAAGAAGTTGATGGCTATGTTTCTATGCAGCGTCAACGTAGAGTGTCTCAGTCTTTAGATATGGACACAGCAATCTTAACTTTAACAAAGCGCGGTCTTGCAGAGCGTTGCATTCGTTCTGTTCCTACGGTTGATGAAGATGAGATTATGTCTTGTCTTTACGAAGGTAAGTTAACCGAAGAAGAAGTAGATGCAATGTTTCCAAAGAAGATCACTTGGGCTTTTATTCCTTCTAAGGGTTAATTATGTCTGATGCTATTGATTCAATGTTTAAAGATATGGACCAGTATTATCCGGGGTCTAAACGCAAACGTAAATCTGTAGCCTTTCCTGAACCAAAAAAGAAGGAAGTAAAAGAAGGGTGGGAATCTCAAGGTAAAGTAAAAGCTTTACCAGGAGGAAAAACCGTTGAGCTATTTAGTGTAGGATCTTTATGTCTTGCCTTAGGCCGACCAGTGGTTACTGTTCGGTTGTGGGAAAGAAAAGGATATATACCTAGAGCGCCCTATAGACTTAAATCAATAATTGTAGATGGAAAGAAACTGCCCGGCTCTCGTATGTACAGCCGTGCTATGATAGAGTCTGCAATTCACAGTTTTCAATCCAGGAATCTTTTAGATTCTCCACGGATTGATTGGAATCGTTGGCCAGATCTCTCAATTGAATTATTGGAGAATTGGACTATGATTCACACTCAAGAAGCAACCGTTTCTTGACTTTACCTATGGCTATGGCTAAGAAAGGAACTAACACTCAAATGTCAGTTCAAGCAAATGCACTACGCATCAAAAAAGATGCTCCAAATGTTGACTCTTATGTCAGCGATATCCCAACTGCAGAAGTAGATACTTCTGTAGAACTCTTCGAAGAAGACTCAGAGAATGAAGTACCTGATCGCTCTTCTGTAATTCAAACTGGATGGGCTGCTGCAAAACGTGCAGCGTCTGAAGCAAATAAATCCTATACTGCTGATTTCAAGTTTGATGAAGATGTACAACTAATCAAGTTCCTATCTGCTGAGCCCATGAGCTTTTTGCAGCATTGGGTTCAACGTCCAGGCAAGAAGTCTTTCATTGGCTGGGAAAATGATCCACTATCCCGTGTTGGCAACAAGCCCGAACGCAAGTTTGCTTTCACAGTCGTAAACCTTTCAGATGAAGAACCACAGATCCAAATGATGACTTGTGGAATTCGTTTGTGCGGTCAGTTAGAGAAACTAAACTCTGACAAGAAAACCGGTCCACTAGATCGCCCAGATATTTACTGGGCGGTAAGTAAGTCTGGTCAAGGAACCAAAACTTCATATTCAATCATGCCAGTAAAAGAGCGTGATCTTGTTGAAGATTGGGAGATTGATCCTGCAGTTGCATCTGAGTTGACTTCAAAAATGAAGCCACTTGGACCTGAAGCACTCCGCATGTCTACGACAGCGGAACTTGATGAAATCGCTAAAGAAATCATCCAAGGTCAGTAATCTCTCAACCATGCTAAGGGGCCTAGATTTGCTCGTTAATGCCTTTCCGAGCAAACCCTCCCTTCTACTAGGCCCCTTAGCTTTAACAAGGAGCAATAATGAGGATCGTATTAACTAAAGAACAGTTAGATGAAGTTGTAAGCGCGTATGAAAAAGTTGACGCGTTCGTATATGACGTAGAAACAATGGGCCCTCACAGAGGAGATCCAAGACAGAACGACGTAGTTTGGATCGCTCTCGCAACACACGATCGCGTAGATGTTATTCCTATGGGCCACCCAAATGGCCAATACATACGAACTGACTACCCATTACTGCCTTCTGCCTTAGCTCGTATGGAGCAGGGATTAGAATTACGACCAGACTATGACTACAGTAAAGATGGTCGAAAAGCAACAAAGATATTTTCTGAGCCTCCTGAGCAGCTAACTCGTGGAGAAGTATTTAAAGCACTTAAGCCTTTACTTAAGGGAGATAAGGTAAAGGTTGGCCATAACCTAAAGTTTGATCTACAGAGCGTGGCTAAGTACATGGGCGGAAGACCAGAGCCTACTTTTTTCTGCACCTTGAATGCGGCTTTTGTAATCAACAGTCAAGACAGAACTGATCTTGGATTAGATGACTGTTTAAAAAGAGAATTTGATTTTGATATGGTCAAGGGAG